GTACGGATTGGGTCAAATTAAAATATGATGGGAAGCCTGTTACGGTAAGTAAGAAGTTGATCTATTCAGACCCTATCTCAACATTGTATGAACTACCTTTTGCTGAGGAAAGCCAAGAGGAAATATACGATGCAAAACTAGATACGTTTAATACTATTTTTATGTAGTTTATTTTTAAGGAGAATCTTTAGGATATGAAAACTAAGGAAACCACAGATTGGGGTTTGTTGCTGAGCACTCGCAAGAATCAACGAACCATGACTAAATTTGCTACTGGAGCTTTGTCGGCTTCAGACACTACTCGGGCATTCGCCCACACGGATTATGCTGGTGAGTTTCGTAGACTCATTCGGTCAAATGGAACACAGTACGCCAGACGTTTAGCACGCAAAGCATTGCGTTACCGTGGAATTTTATCACCTGTTTCTTAAGGAGCAATTAAATGAGCGATATTAACAAAGTTATCGTTACAGGTAGAGTAACTCGCGATAGCGAGCTACGACAAACACCAAACGGAACCGCTGTCACTGATGTCAGTGTAGCATCTAACCGAATTTGGTCAAAGAACGGAGATCGTCAAGAGGAAGCAACTTTTGTTGACGTTACTCTCTGGGGCAAGCAGGCAGAGTCACTGTCACAGTACCTGACTAAAGGCCGTCACGTCATGATCGAAGGACGCTTAAAGCTGAACTCGTGGGAAACTGACGAAGGCGTTAAGCGAAGCAAGCTTACCGTTGTTGCTGAAAATGTTAATCTAACACCGAATGGTGGAGGAAAGGCTAACTCTCAGCAAACCGCAAAGGCTGGCGCAGGAGCTGGAGCTTCTGACGACATGCCCTTCTAGGGTTTCTATTGTCGCCCAAACAGTAAGTTAGCTGTTCTTATCTGTAGACAATAGATCATTCAAAACAGCCGAGCCTCATCTATGCTCGAAACCGTAGGTTTATGACCCGTTCCTAACGATAAATGGATGAAAAGACAAAACGGGTCTTTTTTATTCTAGGAAAAATAAAATGGATATAATGGACCTCCTCTTTTGGTTCGTTGTGATTGAGGAAGAAGACAGATACTATGAAGAATCTTAATGTAATGGCTCCCATCAACTCTCTAGGATATGGGGTTGCATCTCTTAATACATTAATTAATCTAAGAAATTTCTTTGATATTGCTCTATTTCCTATTGGTAATAATCAGGAGGTAGCTCAAATCTTCCCACAGGAAGTTGCAAGAGCGCCCATGTTCGATGCAGATGCCCCATGTCTAAAGATATGGCATGAGTTTGATATGTCTGTTAGGGTAGGAAAAGGAGATCTGATTGCATTCCCCTTCTTTGAAGTAGATGAGTTCAATGATCAGAAAAAGCATCACCTTGCGCAATGCGAAAAGGTAATCACCTCTTGTCAATGGGCAGCAGATATCGTGCGAAAAGAAGTTACGGATAGCAATGTCTTTGTAGCTCCATTAGGAGTTGATAGAACTATATTTTATAATAACAGGGAGAGTCAACCTACAGAAAAGTTTATTCTATTCAACTGTGGTAAATGGGAGGTCAGAAAAGGTCACGATGTGATGTTGGAGATTTTTCAGAGAGCTTTTCCCGATAACGCTGATGTTGAATTGTGGATGATGTGTCAGAATCCTGTGGCAAACCCAGAATACAATCAGAAATGGAACAACTACTATATGCAAGATCCGAGAGTAAGACTTCTTAATAGATGCAATACTCATAAAGAACTGTCAGACATAATGAGATCTGTTAGCTGCGGCTTCTTCCCAAGCAGGGCTGAAGGCTGGAACCTAGAGCTGCTAGAAATGATGTCTTGTGGAAAGCCTGTGGTAACGACAGACTACTCAGCACATACCGAATTTTGCACTGATGAGAACAGCTATAAAGTAAAACCTAAGTCTCTAGAAAAAGCCTTTGACGGCATGTACTTTAGAGAAGAAGATAAAGGTAACTGGGCTTCGCTAAAAGGAATTGAAAATGACCTTGTGGAAGCTCTAAGAGAAGTATATGAGCAATGGAAAAAAGATGGTGATGTTGTGAATAAAGAAGGAATAAAGACTGCTCAGAATATGAGCTGGGCAGTTACTGCTAACAAGGTTAAGGAGGCGATCAATGCATAGTCTAAAGATTAAGAAATTACATAATAAGGCAACACTACCTACTAAGGGCAATCCTTCCGACGCAGGATACGATTTGTATTCTTCCGAGAAGGTTGCTATTCCAGCAGGAGCCACAGTCTTAGTGTCTACAGGAATTTCAATGGCTATACCAGAAGGCTATGTAGGTTTGATATGGGACAGATCTTCTATGGGTGTTAAGGGAGTCCACAGACATGCAGGTGTAATTGATTCTGGATATAGAGGACATATAAAAGTTTGTCTGCACAACACTTCTAGAGAGACATATCATGTAGAGTACGGAGACAGAATAGCGCAGATTTTACTTCAGCAAGCGCCTGAGTTCAATTTAGAAGAAGTCGATTCTCTTGATGATACAGAAAGAGGAGAAGGTGGATTTGGGAGTACAGGCAAATGAAATTGACTGGGATGAGAACATACTTGGCCGGGGCAATGGATAGGGTTGCAGACGGAGGCGTTGGATGGAGAAACAGGATAACTCCTATATTGAAATCTATGGGCGTTACGGTACTTAATCCATGTGATAAGCCTGTTGAGGTTGGACTAGAAGATGAAAGCACTAGATTTGAAATAGAAAGGCTTAAGCAGTCTGGTCAGTTTGAAGAGATTAGGAAAAGATATGGGGTTATAAGGACTTTAGACCTTAGATGCGTCGATATATCCGATTTCATTATAGCTTCTATAGATACAGATGTACATGCATGTGGAACATACGAAGAAATAGCCGTTGCCAATAGTCAAAAAAAGCCTGTATTAGTTTGGTCTCAGCAAGGCAAAAACAATGCCCCTAATTGGTTGTTTTTCATGCTTCCTCATCAACACATATTTGGTTCTATACATGACCTACTAGAGTATCTGATCAGTGTAGATAGCGGTAGAGATATAAAGCACTACAAAAGATGGTTCTTCTTTGACCAAAACAGGATGTAAACATGTATGCTATATGTGCTATAACAATTACTTCTATATGCTACACAATAGCCTCTATATCCTGCATAAAAGATAAAGATTATCCGCACTCTCTTATGTGGTTTGCCTATGCTCTTGCAAACATAGGTTTATTGTGGTATGAAATACAGAAACAAAAAACATAACTCAACTTTTATGTTACCAATTATGGGGTATAATATTATATGATAAGATACCTAACAGCAGTTAAGAACCTCTTCTCAAAAACTCATAAGATTGAAGATGTCGAACCAGAACAGGAGCTGCCCGATAGCTATATTGCTAAAGACGAATGTTCTGCGAATATAGAGTTTAGACTAGATAGATTCACTGGAGATTTTAATATACTTGTTGAAGTAAATCAGACGGATGAAGACACATCGGAAACTTTGGGACTACTGCTTCATTTGATTAATACAGGCAGCCTAAAAGGGTTTTTTGCAGAAGCATACTCCAACTGGGCTGGAGATGACGTTGATAGACAAGAGTTTTTAACTAACATGTATCTAAGCTGGGTAAGAAATGAGGAAACCTTTTCGGACGAATATGAAAAACTAGCAGTAAAACCTTCTAGTGTATTTGGCCTGAACAACCAACAACATTAGATATAAAAAGAAGAGACATGTATTATGAGCAATTCTTTTAACTATCCTCAAGACTATGAAGTTTACTGGGAAAAATGGGTAGATGTCTATCAAGAAGAAATAGATGAGATAGATCAAGCCCTAAGTGAGTTTGAAGATTTACAAGACCTAGAGTATGATATAGACCCAGAAATGATGGAGAAGCTGGAGTCAATGGCAAATATGCCATCTATAAAAACAATTATGACTCCTTTTGGCATGATGCCATTAACCGAACAGTCTCTAGCGAGTAACCACTTCAAATTTTGGGTGGGTCATACAAACTTCAAGTTGCTAAAGAAGCATAGCAAAATCATAGGTTCTGTAGAAGGAATAGAGTCAGTAGACATATTAACACCCTACAGATTCAGAATATCTGTTGCAAAACTCTTTGTAGATAGGGATGCAATGGCAAAGGTAAGGAAGGCTCTACTGGAAAGCACCTAATGAAAAAGCATTCTGAAGACTTAGACTTCAATGGCTACATCAGTAGTACTCGGGAAATGTTCTTGCTGCCTTTGGAGTCAGAGGATTCCGAAATAATTACTAAGACAGCTACTCATTTTCTAAAAAATCTTAGACTATTAGAAGCCGAGTCGAAAAATCCTATAGTACTACACTCGTTCAGTCTTGGAGGAGACTGGTATGATGGTATGGTAATATATGATGCTATCAAATACAGCGCGTGCAAGTTTGTAATCATTTCTTATGGCATAGCAGCTTCTATGGCAAGCCTAATACCTCAAGCAGTTTTTCCTCAAGGAAAGAGGATAACAATGCCTAACTGCGATTGGATGATTCATGAAGGATATACTGCTACACAAGGAACTTACAGGCAAGTTCTATCTGGGGCTCAATGGGATACAATATTAAGATCTAGGACTTATCAAATGTATACAGAGCCTTGTATGCAAACAGGTGAATTCTTCAAGGACAAAAAGCAGTCTCAAGTTAAATCTTATATAAAAAGAAAGCTAGAGTCTAAAGAGGATTGGTGGATGTCTTCTGAGGATAGTATCAAATATGGGTTTTGCGATCACATAGTTGGTGAAAAAGGAATGGAAACAGTAGATAAGATAGTCAAGAATGTATCTAGAATTTTGCAACTATAATAGTTCTCATTATAAAAACACAGAGAGTCAAACTAGAGATATCTTTGATGCTGTATCTATAGGCTTTCATGCGGTCGGAATACCTCAGTACCTTCTAAAACAAGTGTGCACGTTTCTTAGCGACACGACTGTGGATGTAGCTGTTCCAATAGACTTTCCTACAGGAACATCTGATAAAAAGGTACGCGAGCATGAGGTCTTAGTGTGCCTGAAGAGAGGAGCAGATTTCATTGATGTGCCTATCAACCCGTATCTTATAAAAGATAGAAAGTACGACAGCATTGAAAAAGAAATAAAAACTTTTTCTAGGATGTGTGCAGATTATGGCTCAGAACTTAGGATAATGTTGCAGCACAACCTCTATCCGATGTCTGAGTCTATGGCGATTGCTAGACTAGCACAGGACTTAGGAGTAAACTACATACTTCCTGCTTCTGGCTTTCATAATGATGATATATATGATAATCTATTACTATGTTCAAACATAGAGCAAAAAACTAATATAAACACCATATGCAATGGGCATATATGGCTTGAAAAGCAATATAACTCCGTTATTAGAGCTAATATTTTTGGATTAAGAGTTTATTCACTTAACTTGTTCTCTACTTTTAGTGTATAGATTTATATCAG